TCAGATGGCTATTGTTTGGGGCATGAGTGGGGTATTGTCATTAAAACCAGCGTTCAAAATAGCCATCTGATCAAGGTTATTCTCTGACATCCATTTCCCATATACGTTGTAAATCATCTGTGCCGATGCGTGGCCCATTTGATTTGCTACAAAGTTTGGATTGGCCCCCGCACTTAATGCCCAGCATGCAAATGTGTGACGAGATTCGTATGCTTTTCTGTGCCTAATTCCGGCCTTTTTTAACATGGTATTCCATGCTGTTCCAATTGACCCAGGGGAATACCAATGACCACCATTGCCATTTCTAGCTGAAATTTTTGGACAGAACACGAAAGTACACTGATCTACTCGTTTCTTGGCAAACTCCCTCAAGTTAACTGTGATGTCATGACATTCACCAAGGCGCGTCATCGCCATCTGGTTTTTCAATGCTTCAATGGCGGGATAGGTTAGTCTAATCTCTCTATTCCCAGACTCTGTTTTTGGAGGGGTAAAGTGGTTAATAACTGCCATATTCCTTCTGATAGTTATAGTCCAATTTTTAGTGTCGATATCTTCCCAGCTTAATGCGCATATCTCGCCGTGTCTCATCCCTGTGTTTATTGCTAAAATCCAGATGTTTTTCATTTGCTCTGAAGGTGAAGCTGATAAAAATCGCTGATACTCACTTTTTGTCAACGGGTCTGGATCGGGCCTTCCTTTTTTCAGCGGGGAAACTCCAATCATGGGATCTTTATCTGAGTACCCATTCTGGAAAGCAAAGCCAAGCATGGCACCAAGACATGAGATGTATACATTAACTGTTGGCACAGACCGTCCTTTTTTCATTGAGCGATTTGTTTGATGATGCCCGAGGATTTGAAAGCCAGTTAACAACTCCCTCCTTAGGGATAGAATATCCTCTTGAGTTATAGAAGAGACCAGCCTATTACATCCAATAATGCTTGTTGTAACAGATATAAATGACTTGTATCGACTAAATGCATTAATAGTTAAGTCCATTTCTTTTAGTGAGAGCCATTTGTTTGATAGCTCGTATAGAGTCATGTCTTTTCTTGCTTGCCCGAACTTTGCTAGGTTAGGCGAATTAGGAAATTGAACTGCATAATCGAAAGTCCCCGTTTTAATTGTGAAGCAAATTGACGCCCTTAATTCTCCTGCGACTTTTCTGTTTTTGGGCGTGTCGAAGACCCCGAGAGCCTCACGGACTCTCACCCCTTTATAAATAAACCACAGGCGCAATTTCCCCCCGTGGTTTTCAACGCCGGTTGGATACTTAATCATTCACATTCCCTCATTAGTAAATGGACTGGTATTTAAGCAGATTTCTTTCGTGATATCGCTGCTGGTTGCCGCTCTATCCACTTATCTATCTCATCTCGATTATAAAAACACATGCTGTTGTCGCGCGGCTGACCATCAGGGGAAACGTGCTTATATTCTCTCCCCTCCATCCATGATGTTTCGCGAGCTGTCTTGATGGTGTTTTTCTTCAAACCGGTAATTGACATCAATACAGCTTCAGAAACCCAGCGCGAAGGTACAAGCTGAATAACATTATCCATTTTGGCCTCTTATCTCTTTATCAATCTGACGGACGTAATAACTCAACCAGCGTTTAGCCGGGAAAGTGTTAGGTGGTAGGGCGGTGATTTTTTTTGCGTGGCGGTCGAGGATTTCTGTGATGAGCTTGTCGTGCTCTGAAAGTGGCTTGCCGTCCGTGGCTTCAATTATTTCCGTTCTACAACATCGAGCTACTGACCTGATAGCGTTCTCTATTGTTGATTCCATGCGCTCACCCCGCATTACTAACGATATAGAGCGCTGCTGCTATCGAGTACCCGATGAGGAATATCCAGAACCAGGTGCCGTCTGATATTTTTGGTAGTTTCATGCTGCTTTACTCCCAGATAATATTTCATTGCCAATTGCTTTTAGCTCATCGCGCTTAACTGTGGTGAACATGCAGCGAGGCTTAATGAATGGCCGCCAGATGAATAGCAGCGAACCTTTGTTGTTACCGTTGATTGGCTTGCCAGTGTCAGAACGCAGAAACGATATCCGGCCATCAGTAATGAATCGCACCTCGTCCACTGATTGCAGCGCCTGGCTAAACCAACCGACAGACGAGTCAGCCGGAACAAGCATCACAACCGTTTGGAGTTGCTGCTTACATTGCTCAGCCGCCTTGGTTACCCAGGGTGAGATATCGGAGTAGGGTGGATTGCACCAGATAGCGCCGAAACTTTCCCATGCACTAATAAGTGCATCGCTTTGTTCGGTGAGGTATCGGGCGCACAGGGCGCTTTTGTGGCTGGCTGCCGCATCCAGGTAAAACCCAAACTCAATATCTAATGCGGTGAATATGTCGGCGGGCGTCATCCATAAATCTTTCAGGTTGTCCGGTGTGTGGCTGCCGCCAAAATCACTCATACAGCCTCCATATATGACTCTATGAACACTTTCGCCGCTTCAGCATTGATGGCGTTTCCGTAGGCGCGCAAGCGTCCCACGCGGTTGGCAATCCCATCAGCCAACGGGAATGTGCCGGATTCAACTGGCCGCCACTTTCCATCCCTGCACAGGAGCCAGTCAGCATTTCGCCAGAAACTGTTAGTCGGTGTGGCGATCGAGGCAGTCCCTGTTCTGTCGCATAATCCAGCCGGTCGAACATCCGGTTCTTTCCGTCCGATCTCATTGTTGTCGGCCCCGAGCCTTTGTAATCGCTGGTTGTTGGTGTTGACCATCCCGCCAGCCTCACTGCTCCACCCAAAGTTGTCCCTCTCTGTGAATGATTCGCTGCCGCCGCCACCCCTCTGACCTGGTTGTTGTCTATGGTCGTTACTGTTGGCCACCCCGCTAATTGAGTTGCTGTTTGAAGATTCATTCCGCCCTCGCGCCCAGACATCCCAGCTCCCGTTGAGCAATTCGCTGTCACTGTCGGCCATCCGCTTCGCTCCGAACCAGAGTCGCTGTCTGATATGCGGAGCGCCGACGCTACAAGCTGGCAATACTGCCGCCCCGCAGGCGTACTCTTGTTTTTCCAGTTCATCGAATAAATCGTCGAGCCAGTGCTTTCCAATTGCAGCCGCAACTTGCTCTCCAAAAATGATTGCAGGTTTTTGCTCTCTGATGAGATTGATCCACACGGGGGCGAGGTGTCGCTCGTCTGCTGTTCCAAGTTGATTGCCGGCAGCGCTGAAAGGTTGGCAGGGGCAAGAGCCTGTCCAGACTGGTCTATCATCTGGCCATCCGGCATTTCGCAAGGCAAGTGACCAGACGCCAATTCCAGCGAAGAAATGGCACTGGGTGAATTCGGTAAGGTCTTCTGGTTTAACATCAACAATACTCCGCTCGTCAACATAGCCAGGTGCGATATGACCGGCTTTTATAAGGTTTCTCAGCCATTGGGCTGCGTATGGGTCAATCTCGTTGTAATATGCCGTCATGCCGATCTCCCTTTCCTGCGCTCATCGATTTCGAAGTCATCACGACATCCTTCGTCACAGAACAGGCCGCGAGTGATTGGCTGGCGACACTCTGAGAAGTGGCAGAATCCGGTGAATGCCATTGCTGGTTTTCGGTTAGCGATACCGATTTCAATTGTGTGTAATTCGAGGCTTTGGCTTGGTCTACTTCATCGCACATTAAGCCACCTCATTTGCTTGTTGGTTTAGCAATCCAAACTTGACTATTTCCAGCACGCCAAGCACTTCACTGAGTCCTATCTCACCTTCATATTCGTGAATAAGGTCATTAATACGGCCCGTTAATTCAGCGGGCAGCGGGAATTTACGCTCGACTGGGAGCATTGAAATAGCCATAGGGATACTCCAGATAGTGAAATCCGTTTCTGTGAGTCCATGGTGGGGTTAAAACGAGTTACCGATACACTTCGCTGCACATGAGCACAGCGTTGGGCCTGCGCTCTTTAATTAGCGCTGAAGTGGTTAAGCATTCGGATTGAGTAGGGTAGATATCTTCGGTAACCGGTAGGGCGTTGCAACTATCGTTAAAGCAGGAACTGACGAGAAGAACAAAGCCTATTAGCATGGCCATTCCTTTAGTGGTGCTGGGTGGCGATACACCTCGAAATAATCAGAACCGTAACCCTCCGGAGTAACCGGCCCAGCCAGATAAATAGGGTCAACACAGTCCCACCGGCAATCTTCTGCGCAAGGGTCACATTTCACAAAACCAACGGGCTCTTGCGCCCCCTTAATTGCTGCTAATTGCTCACGCAGCGCTAGTAGTTCAGTGGCCATCATATTTCGAATATCGATATCCTCGTAGCGATCCATGATTTCGATTAGTTCCGTTTCACTCAGCATCTGCATTCCCCTCTACCGACTTGCTGGTAAATTCCAATTCTTTACTCAGTTTCATGGCTTCACCTCAACTTTTGAGAGTTGATTAAGCTTATTAAACGCATCCCGAAATATTGGATACTCTTCTTTTGTTACCTTGCTCAAATATCGATGAGAAATCATGCTGGTCTCTTCATCTAAAACTATTCGACCGCCAGAGACGCCGGTTACGAAGAAGAAGCGCGGGAACTTTCTCCACTGCGTTATCAAACCATCATTGATAGCGGATTCGATGTAGCTCGGAAGCTTTACAGACTCAACCGCCGCAATTTTTATCTCTTCGCGCTCGATGGCCTCTTTGGTCTTTTTGATGCCGCTGTCTAACGTTCGCAGCGAGTCGCTTTGCTTATCCCACTTGGCAAGCGTTGCCCGACCATTGCGCTTGTCATTGAGGGGCTGCCCGTTGGCTTGAGCCACAGTATCGAAATGATGCTGAAGCTTTTCCTCAAATATCACTTCTTTCTTGATAAGTGACCCTTTCAAAATTTCAAGTCGTCGGGTCATCACTCCCCCTCCACCGTGAAACCGGCTGCTTTTATTGCTTTAATCACCTCGTCCACTGGCATTGTTGGCTCATCATCATTCCAGACGCTAGCTGGATCAATCCAGTTACTAGATAATTTCACCGGCTTACTCAGCTTATCGTTTGCCGCTGATAACTCTGCTTCTGCTTTCTCTGCGCGTTCTCGCAAGTCTTTTACATCTGACTCACTGAACCATTTTTCATAGGTCTGGCCCTCTAACCGGTGAATAAGCTCACCGATTGGCAACGGTCTGATCAGTGCCCGCTCTGCGGCTTCCAGTTTGGAGCGTAAAACCTCGTTAACTCCTTCTGTTTTCCGAATGGATAAATCAAAATGGCAGTTAAGCTCTTTCAACTCATCGCGCTCTTTCTGTGCCGCTTCCAGTTGGGCTATCAGCTGTTCTATCCGCAAATCACGCCATGCAAGCTCTACTGCAATGCCTGACTTGCTGTGTAAATCTTCCGCAGTCATTGCATGAATATGTACACCGTAATGGTTTGTTCCCATCACGGACTCAAGTCTTACTTCGGTGTCATATTGCTTTGTCTCAGACATAACTATTCCTCAGCAGATTGACTGCCGGTAATGGGGTGGGGGGATTAGGCTGCTTTTGGGATGGATAATGACGCGCGTTTACACATTACTGATTTCAGCGTCCGGCCGGTTAGGTGCGCTACTTTTTCGTCGGTATCCTTGCCGAGTAGCCGCAGTTCCGTTTCTGTCCAGCGTCGCGCTGGGCGGTTGGCTATAAGCGCCATTCCCATTGCAGCGGCCTTTGCGTAAATCGACTGAAGAGAGCGCTCAAGCTTTTCAGCAATTAGGTCGCCGGGCATGTAGCTGGCGACCTCCCGGATAAACTGTTCTTCGTATCCTTCCCATGGTTCGTAGGGTTTCGTCATGGCAGCCTCACATTGGCACTTCTTCCATTTCGGCCTTGCGGATACCGTAAATGTCGGTAGCCTTTTCGAGTTGGTCGTGGTGGACTGCAAGGACGCGCTTGGTGTACTTGAAGAACTTATCTAACTCTTCTACTGACTTGGCGTTGCTGGCTGCGCTGGTAAAATCAGCGAGCAGGACATCAGGTGAGCGCTCATCGACTTTTGTCGTCTCCAATTCACCCTCAATTGGTTCCGCTTTCTTGGTGTTGATCATCTTGTTCAGATCGGCATTGGTGCGTGGCGTTACATCTCGCTCAGGCTTTGGCTTTCCATCCAGTTCGTCTGTAGAGTAAACGCCGAGAATAACCTCGGGGCAGTACAGGCGTGACCAGCGCTTAACAGCGAGGTAGGCAAGTTGTTGCTTCGGGTCGCTGGCCCATAGGGTGGAATTTCGCACTTGGGCCTGAGAAAGTAATAAAGTCAGAACGCGCGGTTCATCCTCACCTTTCATTGTGGCCCAAACTCTAACCCCAAGCCCTTTCTCGTCTTCCAGCGTCCAATCTGGCGCTATGTATTTCCCACCATTTTTTGATGGTTTCTCTGCAAACTTGCCGATCACGTTTTCCCATGGGCCAAACCAGTCATAGTGAATCCGGTCTTTAGTGGGGGCCATTGCGTAAATCACCGCGTTAACAAGCTGTGCTTCATAACCCAGAGTGCCGCTAACAACGTGAGTCTTTTGAGCAACAACGAATGGGTTCATGCCCCACTGGACAGCTTGCATTGCTACTGCCATACAGTCCGCTTTATTACCAGCGAGGTGAGACGGGATAGTTGATCGCCCGCTTGCCATAAGTGTTGCAAAGTTCTGAATTGCCATCAGGTTTTGAGGGCTGAAAATCGCCACGTTTGCATTGGTAATGGCGGGTTCATTGCTGAGTTCGATGTTGGCGATGTCAGTCATTGTTCTTTTTCCTTGCCCATGCAGGGCGGTAAATGGTTTCTACACCGCCCCATTCGTTGCTGAGTCGGCATTCGTGATAGGTTTGCAGGTTCTTTCTGTACAGGTCATGCCCGGCAGCCACATCATCAGCGTCGAGCTGAAATACGCGGGTGGGGTATCGACCACAGTTAATGGTTTCGCTTACTGCGATAAACAGGAATGTCGGGTATTCGTTGAAGTGATTGAGATATCCATCCCGGTACATGGCGTCCTGCACGTGATACCGGAATTCTTCGATGTGTCGCGAGAAGCGATCCATATCAGCCACTTTTTTCACATCCACTATGATTGGCTGGCTGGTTAGAAACTTATCCGGTCTGATTCGGCATAGTTCCGATGTTTCTTCATCCGTCCAATAGATTGAAGATTCGCAGTATCCTTCTGCTTCTAAAAAGTATCTGGCCGCCGGGTGGGCCATTGCACTCCCTTGCATCAGTTCCAGCTTACGGTGCTGTTCAAAGTCCATTACGGTCTTCCCTGACTCTTCGCACTCTTTCAGGAAGTCCTTTTCTGCTGCCTTACCATCCGTTGTGCGCCGGTTAAACTCTGGCGCTTTGATGAATCGCTTATCGAACTCATCAGGTTCAAGTAGCAGGCAGTGGAGTGCTGTCCCCATATCCAGCGCCTTTAGCTTTTCCGTATCCACTGGTGCTGTTTTCTTCCATGTGAGTATTGCGGGGTTAATGGCCACATCATCCAGTTGCGACTTACTTACCCCTGGCCCCGAGTGATAATCCTCGTTTGATATATCTTGATAGTGACCCGGTTCCATTATGCTGCCTCATCGTGTTCAGCTAAGTGGCGCTGTATTTCCATTGCACGCTGCCATTTGGCATTCTCAAATAGGACGTTGTAGAGTGCGGTGTCGAGTCCTTCAAAGTCGTACTCATCAACTAAAATATTGAAAGCTTCACGGTCGAATTCAGGGAGGTGTTCAAATATTTTAATCAGATTGCTAGCCCTTAACTCTTTCTCTTGTCGCTCGGCAATCTGTCCGGCTTGTTCTAGTTCCTGCTCGCTCAATGAGCTGTAAATCTTCCGTGCTTCGTTGATTTCTGCGTATGTCATAGCGGATTCCCCTTACTGCGTAGAAACTCAACTATCTTGTCCAGCAGGCTCTTGCGTGGCGGCGGGGTAAAACTTGCTGAGGTTAGGCGGTAGGCTGGCGCATGCTGAATTTTGGTCAAATAGTTAGTAGAGCAGCCCGATGCGGTCTGCCCAGCAAATGCATGTTGCATGGGATACTCCGGTTTAATTAGTAGGTAATTGCGATTGCTGAGACTTGGCCTTTAGCAATGGCTTTAACGCATTTCACGGCACATTCTTCAGGGATACCGGCAGCGACTAAATCAGCCACGGCCTGTTGATTGATAGTGCGCTTGTGTTCGACGTTGGCTGCCCGCGCCGCTGCTTCATCAGCAATGCGTTTCTCTTCAGCTAACCTGGCATCTTCTTTCTGCTTGGCTTCACGTTGAACTCGCTCAGCTTCCTGCTGCGCTTTAAGTTTCTCGGCTGCGATAGCTTCCTGCTTCTCGCGCTCGGCCTTGGCGATTGCATCTTTCTTGTCTTGTTCAGCCTTAAGAGCCAATGCAATGCGGTCACGCTCTGCTTGTTCTGCCTGAAGCTTCAACTCAGCTTCACGGCGCGCTGATGCTTCACGCTCTTGTTGTGCCGCTAGGTCAGCATCCCTCTTAACCTTGGCGGCAGCCTCTGCTGCAATCCGGTCGTCACGCTCTTTCTGTAAGCGTTCATCTTCAGCCTTCTTATCTGCCTGAGCACGGTCGAAAGCATCATTCATCAGCAGAGCCATCTCATGGTCAGACTCTTTCTTGACTAGTCGTTCCGCGGTAATACTGGCGTCCATTTCATGGGCTTCCTGCCACATGGCTGCGTAAGCTGCTTCCGCTGCAATTCGTTCCTGTTCTGCCTCAAACTCTAATTTTGGCAGCAAAACCTTTTCTTTCAGTGCGTCCAACCGGTCACGAACCGTCTTGCGACTGGCATCAATTTTCTTTGGCACCTCTTTGTATTCAGTAACTAAGTCCTTACCAAGACCATCCAAATAAGTTTTGGTCTTAGCCACTTTCAAGCCGAGAGAAGCAATAGCGTCGCGGCCTTTCTTTGTGCTGACATCTGGAACAAACGAATTAACTTCTTTCTCAACCTGCTGAAGAATTGATTCGATGTGGTCAGGCTGGGTAAATACTGCGAGAGCGTTTTTAGGCTCGATAACTATCGATAAGCCAGTTGCTTCACTCATACTCATTTCCTATGTTTAGCCCACAGAAAAACACCGACGATGATGTCAGGATTACTCTGGGGATTGGTTGGGGTGGGGAGTTACTTCGTGTTTTATTTAGCAGACAGACCGTTAATTTCCCTAGTTAACTGAGGAATAAATGATTCTTTGTAATTTTTAAGCCGGTCAAGCCAGTAGTCCTTGCTGATATTTCCGCTGTTAATCGCATCACGAAGCTTTTCTGCTAGCTCGTACGGTAGGCTATAAAGCGGGATTATTTCATCCACACCAGCAAGTTTCATTCCTGCTGACTGTGGTGCTGATAGCGCATAACACTGATGGATAATTGAGCGCGTGATTTTGTATTCACCCATATCTCACCCTCTCGCCTTAATCATTGCGTCAGGAATTAAATTAACGGTGACATTGAAGCCGGGATAATCTCGGGCCTCATCTAAATCATCAACAACACGCTGCTTAAGGTCGTTAACTTCTCCGTCAAAATAATTATCAAGTTCACGCTGCGTTACAGTAATCTCGATTTCCATACATCACCTCATCTAGTGGTCTTATTGCTGCCACCGGTTAAGTGGCAGGGGTAAAACTACTTCTTGGCGTAAGCGACAGCCTCGCTCATGGTTTTGAAATCTTTCGTATAGCCAAAACGGTTAACACCCTGCCAAGGCAACTCAAGCTTTGCTGAATGATTAGTTCTGTCTATCACCTCACCAGAAATTACCGCGTAAGTGTTTGCTGATGTTTTTATCGTGTCCACCATCATTCATTCCTCATTTGCCAGCCAATAAAAAAGGCCGCGTTATGCGACCTGTATAATTTGAGCTGGGGTATTTAGCCACGCCCAGCCGTGGTTTCCCTGCTTTCCACAGTCAAAGGAAATTGATATGTTGGTTATTCCACAGTCAATGTAAGGACGTTTTATGGCTAACTTTCTGGTTAGAGTAGAGCTTTATGATGCAAGCTCAGAGCATTACGATGCCCTGTACGAAAGGATGAAGGCGATAGGATTCCATAAAGAAGTAAACCAAGATGGTAAGACTTACGATCTTCCTACAGGCACTTACGTTGGTACATTTGGTGTAGGCGCGGAGGCTGTTCGTAAGATGGTGAGCGCAATAGCGGATCAGCTTTCATCGAAAGCTGCATCTGTCTTTGCGTGCTCATTCGAAGACTGGTCAGCTTACCTATATCCCCCGTCCTGATATCTCTTTACCTTCCACCTCTGGCGGTAGCTTATAGCCGCCTTTTTCAAGGCATTGCACTAAGCGCATAACTTTTTCTGGCGTCACTGCTGCCCACCACTTGTTCATTGCTTCCATGCGATCATCAAACGGCATTGGGTTATGCGAGAACGCTCGCCCAGACGCAACGTACGCAGCCTTTATTTCTTCAATTACCTCTTTCATCTCTTACCCATTAACTATGTGGTGGGCTTCTTGTTGCGGTTCAGTAATCACAACGCTCAGCGTCATTACTCGACCGTCTGCATATATCCATTTAATCGGCTTGCCATCATGCGCCAGCTTGTCAGCGACGATGCCGATTGCTTGGTCGGTAACATCAAACTTATCTGCCGTGAAAATTCGTACACCCTCAGCCATTCCTTTGGCTGGCTTGCTGCGTCCTGCATAAATCTTTCCGGTAAGCGGCGAGTAACCAAGCGTTATAGGGTTAGTCATTATTTGTGCCTCTGAATTTTTTAAGATGTTTATCAATCAGGGTTAGCGCTTCATCGAAGTAAGCTTTCTGTTCTTCGCAGTGGCCTTTGATGTGCATTTTCTCTGCGTGGCAATATCCGCCAGGCGACCATGCATTAATGGCATGAACCACCATTATTCTCTGCTTGCGTAGGCCTTCTTCTGAGTGCAAATTGCTGTTAATTGACGTCATTAATACCGCGTTAGGCTTAACTGTCATACCTACCTCGCTGTTAATGATTCTGACTTACGGAAGCCTGCTGCAAACTTAGCGACTTCAGGCAAACATAATCCGCCTTCAATTACCGGCTTACGCTTGAACTCATACTCGAAGAGATACGAAGCGCGGAGAATATGCATCTTGTACGCCTTAACTCGACCAAGCGCCGCTCTTGCAATCATCCGTAGTGGGGCAGGTGAGTAACCAGCTCGTCTAACCAACGATACTGACTGGGCGTTAACCTGATACTTGCGACCGACTGACATAGGGTTAGCGCTGGCATATGCCTGTTGCTTCGCTTTACGCTGCGCATCACGACGGCTGCGGCAATTTTCTTTGATAGTGTGCGGCTTAATCATGTTGTTCTCCTGAGGTAGCTTTGGTGATGTGGTGGCCGGTGCTGATATCCGGCATGCTTCATTTGGTTGTAGTCACCGAAGTAGAAACTGCGACCCCGCCTAGCGCATCAGCCTGCGCATTCACCACATCCCAAACCTATCTCGTTTGGTTATTTGCACTTTTCAGCGCTCGATTGAGTTTTAACTTCCTGTCTTACTTTTGGCGTCCTGCCGTGTTGATGGATTTAATATACTCACAAGTAAATTAACTGTCTATACCTATGAGTAAATTAATTATCTACTCTTGAGTAAACATGTTGAATTTGTGAGTAATTTAATTTAAAAATAATTTATGCATGGCCCTTTCACACTGGCTATCAGGCGTGAAAAGTGTGAGGTGAGTAGTGTTTAAAGCGGGTAGGGTGGTGAGATTGCCAGATTACAGGCACAAAGAAGTAGTTTCTAAATTAACTTCAGGAGCTGCTTAAGTTGTTCAATTGTTTTCCAGATATCGTCTTGGGTATCGCCATCCCAATCTGATGTCATTGCTAGCTCTGACTTAAGATACATAATGGAAATGTGTGCGGCAGCAATTTCATCGCGCCCACATTTTTTAGATATACGAATCAGGGATGCCAAGGGGGTGGCTTCCCACGGCTCAAGATTATGTCGTTCTTCTATGAATAGTTTTTGTAATTTAGTCATATATAAAAACCCGGCAGCGGGGCCGGGTTAGGCTTGGATATCTACAATAAACAATTTGTTTATTGTACCCTTTTTCACCGTGGCCTTGGCTGTAACTGTAACGCAAGCTCCTGATGAGCTGTTATTTGCCATATATCGTCCTAGCGCGGCTAAATACGGGTTTTCTGCCTTGGAGGCTGAAGGGTCACTTATCTGCGCGATAACTCGCTTGCAAGAGTCATCACCATCAATTATGACTTTCGCGGTCATTCTTTGAGCATCAAATTCAGTAACAAAAACTTTGTACTCTCTTAACCCGAGAACTTCATCATCTTCTAACTGATCTATCGCTTCTTTATCAGCCTCATTGATTGTTGCTGGTCGATTACCAAGGCCAGTACTAACGCTGATGTGGTTACATGTATTGCCTATAGGGGATACAGCCTGACGAACTGAAGGGCGCAGCTCTCCAGCCATCTTGTCGATTACAGCAATCAACCCATCGATGGTTGGTCTGTCTTTATTTCCGAGGGCTTCAATGGCCTTCTCAAGAGCTTCTTTTAGGGCTTTCATTTCCTCTTTCTTTTGAGCGTTTCTAGCGAAAATGTATGGTACTAATGCACCAAGTATAGCCCCCGCAGATCCCGAGAACAATTGAGATTGGGTAATAAAATTCATTGCTGTATCAAGGGTGAAGCAATTCGCCTTGGCTTCTCTAGCGTATATTTTTACATCTTGATAAGAAACGTTTTTTGAATATCTTTGGGTAATGGCAAAGGTGCCGGCAGTGGCGAGAATTTTAGAAAATCCCTTAAGTGATTCCCCTAAGCAAGTTAATTCTATCTCGTGATTTTCTGCATCCAGACCATCATAGCGAAGAGATATTTTAATATCCTGAATTCTGGAAGACTCCATCCGTAGATCCTCAGTTAATTATTATATTAGGCAAACTCGAAGTGGCGTAAATAAATTCATACCCACCCCTCTATGGGCTAGCAGAGAAGATGACTGAAAACAGCTTACTAACCCATTGCGCTATTTTCTCTGATACGTGGTTGACATACAGAAAGCCCATGATAGTCACCACAACTAGAATGATGGGAACTACATGCTTTTTCATTATGGCCCCCTTAAGCTATGGGCTAGCAGTGGGTTAGTTGAAAGAATTGAAGCTATCGATTCTCTTCGATTGAACTTCGTCATAATCAACATATCGGGTGGCTTTAACTATGGCTGAAACGAAGTGCATCTTTTCAACTTCGCTTGGATCCAGCGTTATTGGTTTGTGCTCGTTGTTAATGCTGGAAAATTGGTAGCTACCATCCCTTGTTTTAGTCATGACTTTAATCATGTTATGACCATCCAGTGTCCTAACAAAAACCTCATCTCCCGAGTGGATGTGAGTATTAGGTTCAATAACAACAAATTCACCTGATTGAATCCTAGGATGCATGCTATCGCCTTTTACTTTCAGTCCATAGGCATCGTTGTCTGAGCTATAGATTTGAAGCCAGCCAGCACGGATTTCCACCATGTCAATCATCCCATCAACTCCCAAGATAGCTTCGCCCACGACAGGAACTGATCCTAATCGTATTTTTCCTGCAAATTCAATTTCATCAGGGGTAGTTGTGGTGCTTCCTACAATTCCGTCAAGCGTTCCGCGCGGCAATTGAAGTGACTCTTCAATCATGCTAACGGACTTCTCACCAATGTTTCTTTTATGTTTCTTCCCGGCAGGGTAAAGCATTCGGGAAATCACTGATTCAGCGATCCCAACTTTTTCAGAAAGCGCTTTTTGAGAGCCATAAGAATCTACAAGCTCTTGTAGCTTTATGCGCCTGCGCTCGTATGTGTCAAAACCATCATCACTTTTCATACAGATATTTTACTTAGTATTACTTTAAGGTAAATAACCTTGAAGTATTGCAAGTTCTATACTTGTGAGTATACTTGAGCTAATTATCACGCAAGGAACTCGTATGGAAACTCTACGGAATTATCTAAACGCCTTGTCGATATCCATGCAGCGTGATTTCGCAGCAAATTGCGGAACATCTGTTGAATATCTTCGTAAGGCAATAAGTACAAAACAAAAGCTAGGCGCAGCGCTATCAGTACAGATTGAAATTAATTCTAATTGCCACGTCCTTCGAAAGGATTTGCACCCAGACGACTGGTTTAAAATTTGGCCAGAACTAGCAACGGCCGCTTAATCACCACCCGCATTAAACACTTCAATCTAGCGCTGAAAAGTGCACCACCAAAAAACTAATCACCAGTGACAAGCTCACAGCTTTGTCACGTAACAACATCTAACAAGGGAAGAGTACGCAATGGAACGTGCAAGTAACAGCAAGAGAATTATGGAAGTTGAATCTGAGCTACGAAGCCGAATGGCTATCAAGGGCCAGAGCAAGTTTGCGCGGGAGGCTGGCTGGGCCGAATCAAAGGTAAGCCGGTTAAACGTACATGACATGGCAGTGACGTTTGTTCTTCTGGAGAAGATATGTGAGACGAGCGTGATAAGGGAAATCGCAAGGCAGGCTGTGATTGCGGTGACCGGAAAGCAAAAAGCCCCGGCGGTAACCGAGGCTTCAGAACAGCAAATAACTATGTCGTTTTAACTGGACAAAACAACAGGAGTAATTATGCGAAAGAAACAAAGAAATAGCAATAGAAGCGATGTTACTCAGCAGCGTTCTGCAAAGCCAGACGAATTAGTCATGGTCTGCGAGAACAACGAACCTTTCGGACGTCGGTTCGTTGAGACATTCAAGATCGTCAAATCTTTGCAGGGGAAAGCCAATGAGTAACGCTATCGATTATAACAATAATGTCTCACCTATCAGGCCTCATCTGGAGGTCGTGGAGTGTCGCGTGGCCGATCTTGATGATGGGTATACCCGACTGGCAACAATGATTCTGGAAGAGCTTGCAGGCGCAGATTTTACCAAACGCCAATTCAAGGTGTTGCTTGCGGTGATCCGGCTTACCTACGGATGGAATAAGCCACGCGATAGAATTGCTAACTCCCAAATTTCAGGGATAGCAAAATTGCCGGTGAAACGGGTTAGTGAAACTAGAGTACAACTCATAAAAATGAACGTGTTAACTGCTGTCGGTCAGATGATTGGCATCAATAAAAACGTATCAGAATGGGCGCTCCCTCAAATTGAGGTTAAATCCCTCAAAATAGGGGATGAAAAATCCCTCAATTTAGGGGATAGCAATCCCTCAAAACAGGGGGACACCATAGACATTATTCCAAAGACAGTAAAAACAACTACCCAAACCCACGATGTGGTTTTGGATGAAGTTGAGAAGTCGAAAAAGAAAACCCCTCGTCAGGCAGGTACAAACCCAAGAGCTAAAAAAACCAATCCCCGAGCAAAAATGCCCGAGTTCGATAGGGATCGGTTCAAGAACACTTGGAACTGCAAAGCCGAAAATCACGGACTCCCAAAAATACTCAGTATCACGACCACTACCGAAAATGGGTTGAAGCGCCTGTGGTCATCCCACCTGAAACAATGCGATGAGACTGGCAGGACACCACGCGACGTTGACACCCTGATCAACGGTTATATCGAGTTTGGCTACCAGCCAACTGAGTGGGCCAAGGGAAGCAATCCGAGCGGTAAAAAGTACGGGATCGAAACCGCGCTGCGGCAAGAGAAAATTGATGAAATTTTAGGGAGAGACGACTGATGGACAGTTACGACTTTGAAGAGCAGTTGATTGGTTCGATGATTATCAAAGGCGATCACATCGACTGTCACGAAATCACTGGCAAACTTCCTGCTGAAGCCTTTGAGAACTTCCACCTACGCAACATGTACTCAGTGATATCCGCGCTGCTGAGCAAGTGCGAACCTATTGACCCATTTACGATTCAAGAGGCCGTCCCTGCTGGCACTAAAGACATGGTGTTGACCGTCTCATCTCGATGCAAGTCATCGGCAAACATCAAGGCGTGGGCCAAGCGAGTTCGTCAGTGTTGGATGCTACGCAAGGGTGAGTCTGAATTCATCAGGGCAGCGGAAATTCTGCGCAGTGCTGGCTCTCACAATATCAACGAGTGCATAGCGGAAGTGTCAGGGATTGTATCTCGCTTGCAGTTTGAGACTAACGACAAGGTGCCTCGTCGAGTGGGCGACATGCTGGACGATTACATGCAGGTGCTGGAAAAGCGAATGCATGGCGCTGAGTCTGGACTCTATCTGAAAACCGGCATTGAACCGATGGACGACGAGTACGGCGGCTTTGACCGCACTGACCTGATCATCATCGCTGGTCGGCCGGGCATGGGTAAGACTGAGCTGGCAATTAATATCGCTAACTCAATCGGCCGGCAGAAGGGGAAAGGTCTGTTGGTTTCAATGGAAATGTCAGAAATGCAGGTTGTTGAGCGTCATGTAGCTGACCGGGCCGGGTTGTCTGTTGGTGCATTGCGTAACCCGATCAACATGATTCAGGAGCAATACACCCGACTAACTGCTGCGACCGGAACTCTGATAGACGAGAACAACTACGTTATCGATGGAGCATTCACTGTCGATGAAGCTATCGCCCATGCCGAACGCATGAACATGGACGGCGGCCTTAGTTTTCTGGCTATCGACTATCTCGGGCTGATAAATAAACCCAAAGCAGAGCGAAATGATATTGCCATCGGTGAGATCACCCGCAAGCTCAAGCAGTTCTGCCTCCGCAATAAAGTTCCTGTAATTCTTCTCTCACAGCTAAACCGAGGCGTTGAAACCCGGGTTGATAAGCGGCCAACACTGGCTGACTTGAAAGACTCAGGGTCAATTGAGCAAGACGCTGACGTGATTATCTTCCCGTACCGCGACGAGGTTTATAACGAGCACAGCAACATGCGCGGCATTGCTGAAATCATTGTTGGAAAATACCGGTCAGGCCAGCCAAAAACGTTTTACATGGGTTGGAAGAACGGTCACTTCGTTTGCATTCATCAGGAAGAGGCGGCAATGCGGTTTGCTGCTAATGAAAATGAGCCTAAACAGGCTGCCAACTGGCGCTAATTCGAGGAAATCATGATGGACATAACTAAATCGCGGGAAGATTTCGAAGCTTGGCTAACCAGTGAATATGACTGGGGCGCAGGAACACTAGATAAAGCACATTTCCAAGGTGATGACAAAACAGGTTATTACATTGGAGGTGAATTTCTTTATGAGGGTAGTTCGTGCGGAGAGGCTTTATTCTGGGCTTGGCGCGGCTGGCAAGCTCGACATTCTAGTTTCGAGGTGGAGTTGCCTACGCGCAATGCCGATGCTTACACGGAAAGAGATTGGGATGGAAACCACGGCGGGCGCTCCAGAAACAACACGCTTGACGAGTGCGCCGAAGCCCTCCGCACTGCCGGTATTCGAATCAAGGGAGAGAGTGAATGATATTCGGGAAAAATGAAAAAATTGGTTGTGGTGTTCATCTCAACCCAAACGGCAGTGATTTACGGTGCGGGCAGAAATTAAACAATCGCAACTGGAATGAGGGGGAAGGAGTTATTCAGCTCTGCATTATTTGCGAACTAAAACAGCGGAATAACTCATTGATGGATGCATTGCAATCTAAGAAAAAGGTAAGACCATGAAAGAATTAGATAGATTTACATCTGAGAGACTAGAAAGCCTTTGCGATTATCGACCAAACAGAGTCACTAATCTGATTAATTTCAGGGAAATCGCAGCACTGGCCCGTATCGCGTTAGCTGCAAAGAGGGCTGAGCCTGTTGCTTATGGAACTTTGCAAAAAGAGTTTTGTGATGAAGAGCGGTCTCTATTTACAGACAAGGATAGCGCATCAAAATATAGCGAAAGTTGCTACGACCTAACACCACTCTACATCACCCCACACTTGAACTCTCCGGAGATACCGGAAGGTTGGATTAAGTGCAGTGACCGGATGCCGGAAGATTCCGGTAGATATTGGTGCTATGTCGAAGAGCAAAACTGCTTGGGGAAAAGCCACTATCAGTGGAATTGTTCATGGAGTGGAGATGTGTGGAGTGACCGGGCGCTAACCGGGCGCGTCACCCACTGGATGCCACTTCCCGCCGCGCCGGAGAAAGAAAATGGATAAACAGAAGTATTTACTTCTAAACGAAAGCATCAGACAAAACGCAATAGCAGCCATCAGAAACACACCGCTCGATTTCAAATCCCCCAAAGAAGTAATCATCCAAGAACCCAAGCGAAGCCTTCCACAGAATAACAAAATGTGGCCGCTGCTTACTGACATTGCCGAACAAGTTTACTGGCATGGCGAGAAGTACAGCAAAGAGGACTGGAAGGACTTAATCACTGACCTTGTAGCAGAAACCAAGAAGCAGGAACGCAGACAGGCACCGGGCATTACAGGTGGCTATGTTCGCTTTGGTCATCGCACAAGCCAGATGAGAAAGAGTGAGATGGTAGAGATTATCGAAGCCGCTTACTGGTTCGGCACTGAGCATAACGTGAAGTTTAGCGATGATGCCAAGCGAGAGGTGGAGTGGGCCAACCGATGGGGAACGACACCATGCGACAAAGGCAAAGCAGCATAGTTGCAGTAATGGAAAACTCAATATTCAAAGTACCCCACCGAACCAAGCCTAAACCCCCAATCCCCGCCAGCGAAATACCCACATATGACGCCATCTATCCGTTATTAGCTAAACGCTGGCTAAGACTCAGGAGTAGAAAGAATGCCTGATATTTACCAAAAGATTAATGGGGCCGACTATCGACGAATATTCGTTGTTGGTGATATCCACGGCTGCCTGAATAAGCTTAATGAGAAATTACTCTCAGTAGATTTCGATGAGAGCAAAGATTTGCTGATATCCGTAGGTGACCTGATTGACCGAGGTTCACAGAACGTCGAATGCCTCGACCTGATAACGCAGCCTTGGTTTCACGCGGTTCGTGGCAATCATGAGCAGATGGCGATTGATGCGCTTAATGGTTCTGGTGATGTAAATAATTGGCTGGCTAATGGCGGGATGTGGTTTTTCTGTCTCGACTATGACCAAGAGGTATTAGCCAGGGCGCTAATAGCAATGGCTGAAAAGCTACCGTTAGTTATCGAGGTTGATACTGACTCTGGAAAATTCGTAATAGCCCACGCTGATTACCCATCAGACAGTTATCACTTCGGCAAGCCAGTCAGTGAGCAGCATGTTATTTGGAATCGTGAACGGGTGAGTAATGCGATGGATGGCGAAGGGGAAGAAATAGCAGGGGCCAAACAATTCATATTCGGTCACACGCCGATGAACAAAGCCAGCCAGTTTAAAAATCAACTCTACATCGATACCGGCGCAGTCTTTGGGCGTGAACTGACGATGATTCAGATTCAAGGGGAATAACCATGTCTGAACTCCCCCAATCAATATGTATCTTCTGCTTCCTGATGCTTAACAAGGGTGAAACCTACGCTCATCAGAAATGCATTGATAAAGCAGCGAAGGAGAAAAGAGATGGCGAACTTACGCAAAGAGGCTAAAGGCCGCGAGTGCCAAGTTAGGCTGCCTGGTATCTGTAACGGGAATAACGAAACCGTAGTGCTGGCCCACTACCGGCTATCGGGAATATGCGGTACCGGAATCAAACCGCCTGACCTGTTCGGCGCATGGTGCTGCTCTGCGTGTCATGACGAAATAGACCGTCGCACACACATCATGGATGTCGAGAGTGCACACTTGGCTCACCTGGAGGGAATGGTGAGAACGCAGGCAATTCTGCTGTCGGAGAATAAGGTGAAGATATGACCGAATATCACATAGACCTACCCTGGCCGCCCAGTGTTAACACCTACTGGCGACACTCAAGGGGAAGGCACTACATCAGCGAGAAAGGCACCAAATACCGACAAGCAGTAATCGATACCATCAAACAGCTAAACCTCGATATCAACACCTCCGCACGACTCAAAATATCAATATCAGCACACGTACCAGACCGCCGCCGCCGTGACTTAGACAACCTGCAAAAGGCCGTCTTTGATTCGCTGGTGCATGCGGAATTCATGCAGGACGATGAGCAGATAGATGATTTCAGGGTTAGGCGGCAGCCGGTGGAGAAGGGTGGGCGGTTATCAATATCAATTACTGAACTGGAGTAAAGCATGAAATACACAGACCCATTCCACACACTCCCTCAGTACAAAGACAAAACCCAATTACTCAGAACATGGAAGATAGCCAGAAGGGTTATCACGCCAGGGCAGCAAGTTTGGACAAAATACCTTTTGATGCTTTGGGGGCGACATTTAGGTGGGGATGACTCACACGAACTGGATGGCGGTCAAAACGTAATTGGACGGCTAATGGTTAGAACTGCATGGAGCGCTGATAGGTCAGATCAAATAATCAGGATTGTGAAAATGTTGCATGAAGATGGCTTACGAGGTGATGAGCTTTATCGTCGTTCGCGGGAATTAGCACTACCTGAAACCTCAGTAAGCAACATCATCGCTCTCGCCAAAGAATCAGATGATGCCGCTTTTGTTGAAAAGGTCATGTGTAAAGCACTGAATAAGGCCAGTCCAATGAGGGCATACGCTATTAAACGATATTGTGATCGCAAGTACCCGCAAATATTGAAGAGGGAGTTAGTTCGCCTTACTGGATGCAGTGACAAGGAGGCCAGAAACCGCGTTGAGTGGTGCGAAGAAATACTGGAAGTGGAAATGTTTTATGCATTTAAACGTGAAATGGAGAAAGAATTTCTAATTAATTGCCATTAAATAGAAAAATAGCACTAATTGCTAAGGCGGATGGGCAATCAACGTGTAGTATTTCGGTTAAGCTCGGACGTCAAAGGCGAAGAGCGGTGATGTAGTTGAGTCACCAATAAAACATTCAAGGCCCAGCCCTAACCGGTTGGGCTTTTTGCGTTTAACCATGTCGAGCACTTCCTCGGTATGGTCTCTATCTTAGGGCTGCGCTATTGCGTGGCCTTTTTTATTTCCGGAGCCAGAACAATGAAAACTTATATCGCTGGCCCCATGACTGGCTTGCCTAATTTCAATCGCTCTGCATTCAATGCGGCAGCCAAAGAGATAGCGGCTTCTGGTCACGTCCCATTGAACCCGGCAATTCTCCCTGACGGATTATCTCAGCCTGACTACATGTGCATTTGCATGGCAATGCTTCAACGAGCTGATGCTATTTACATGCTTGATGGTTGGCAATCAAGCGCAGGCGCTCGGGCTGAATATGCTTTAGCTGAAAAGCTTGAGATTGAGATTTTGTTCCAAGACATGACCATTGTGGAAATGTTAATGCGTAACGCCTCGCTTAAATAATTTAGCCCGCCGTCAGCGCCAATCACCCTCAAACAAACTCCGTATCTGAATGGATCACGGCGGCTGGGCTATTCCCTACACAACAGCATACGAACCCGACATTCGCCGGGATTAATTTCCCCAATGGGGAGGCAGGATATGAAAATGCACAACTCCCCGGATGTATGGACACTGATAGTGACATGGGTTGCAGAGCACAAAGGTGAGCTAGTTAGCGCGCTAATTGCTGCGGTTATGGCTTTACTGCGCGGGTGGTATGCGGGTGGTGGGCGAACACAGCGAATGCTTGATGCTGCGATGTGCTCAATCATTGCCTGGTTCCTGAAAGACATCCTTGTATTGCTCAGTATCGATCAGGGTTGGGCGATGGTATCAAGCGTCTTTATTGGTTACCTCGGCACTGACTATATCGGATCGGTGCTTAAGCGCATCGTTGGCAACAAGACAGGGGCTGGCAATGCAAATCAGTAATAACTTAAAAGCCTTTCTCGACATGCTTGCATGGTCAGAGGGAACCAGCCGCACTGCGGGCAGTGATAACGGATATAACGTGATTGTCGGTGGCAAGTTATTTACTGGCTATCAGGATCACCCGCGAGTGGTTGTTGAGTTACCGCGCCTTGGCATTAAGTCCACGGCAGCCGGTCGCTACCAGTTACTGTCTCGTTACTGGGATGCGTATAAGAAACAACTTGGGCTGAAAGATTTTAGCCCTGCCAGTCAGGATGCCGTTGCTATTCAGCAGATCCGAGAACGCAAAGCATTGCAGGATATTGAAGCCGGTAATATCGAATCAGCTATTAGAAAGTGCTCAAACATTTGGGCAAGTTTGCCTGGTGCTGGTTATGGGCAATTTGAACATAAAGTTGGGCCGCTTATTCAGCAGTATGTGAAAGCTGGCGGGACGTTAGCATGAGCCGCGTAACGGCAATGCTCATCGCTGTGCTGACGATATTCCTGCTATTCGGCGTGACTTATTACCAGGGTAGGGTAACCACTCTTCAGCGTGACGTCGCAGAAATAACCGCAGTAGCTAATCAGCAGAAGAAAGACCTTCAGCTCATCGAAACCCAGCGCCAAGCCGTAGCCGCTATTGATATCAAATACACCAAGGAGTTGGCAGATGCCAAATCTGAAAACGAGCGCCTTCGTGCTGATATCGCTTCTGGCACTAAGCGGTTGCAGCTCAACGCCACATGCACAAAGCCAGTGTCCAAAACCACCGGCCCCGCCAGCGTCCCTGATGATGCCAGCGCCAGACTTACTAACGCCGCTGAACGGGATTATCTCAGTCTCCGAGAGCGTATCGGCATTGCCACAACCCAAATAGCGGGGTTGCAGAGTTATATCCGCACCCAGTGTCTTAACTAGGGTGTCAAATCTGAAGTAAAAATAATATTACTAGATGCCATTAATGAGCTACAGAGGCTGCCAACAATGAAAAGCTACATCGGAACAAAACAGATTAACGCAACACCCATGACGCGTGAGCAATACAACAACATTCGAGGCTGGGCAGTACCCAGTGATGAAAACCCTGAAGACACAGGATATCTCGTTGAATACCCTGATTCAGCATCAAACTGTGAGGGGTATGCTGGATATATTTCATGGTCACCGCAGGCTGTATTTGAGAAGTCGTACATGCCGACGGATGGACTAACCTTTGGTCTTGCGCTAGATGCGGTAAATCTGGGTAAGCGTATCAGCCGCAAGGGATGGAATGGGAAGGGGCTTTACGTGTCTATTTGGCACTGCGATGAAATCAGTCACTCAATGTTACTGATATGCAACAATAATATTATGTCTACGTGGGTACCATCCAGTACTGACCTCATGGCTTTAGATTGGATGATTGTCGAGTAATGCAGCAATAAACACCCAATAGAGCCTCACTTCGGTGGGGCTTTTTTGTACCCGCAATATCTCGTGCCATGCCCGGCACATTTCAAAGCATAGAGTCTTACAGAAACAAGCCTCGGAGAAATGCTGGTTTAGGCCGGTAGCCATCTCTGTGCGCTGGCGTTTCTGGGCAACGAGGCTCGTTTCTATAAGGTAACTACCGATATGAATAATCCGTCAATTATTCCCGCCTTTGATTTTCGAGACATGGTTGTCATGTCAGAGAACAAGGTGATAACTACATCACTTAAAGTCGCTCAATATTTTGGGAAGCGACATAAAGATGTATTAAGGGCAATTCGTAACCTGAAATGCTCCAGTGACTTCACCCAGCGCAATTTTGCGCCCATTGATTTCATTGATAAAAATGGTGATATCCAGCCGATGTATAACATCACACGAGATGGTTGCATGATGTTAGTCATGGGCTTTACAGGGAAGACCGCCACCGCCATCAAAGAGTGCTATATCAATGCTTTTAACTGGATGGCAGAACAGCTAAATCGCCGCATGTCTATCGGGGAAGAAATGCAGCATCAGTTTGTCATCAAAGAAACCAGATCAAAGCTGAAAGGCACTATCGGTAGTCGCCTAATGAATGAGCGAAAGAAAGAAAAGCCCATTCTTGCTATAGAGCACGAGCAAATCATGAAGATTACGGCCCCTGCGATGCTGGCCATCATGGAAGGCAAAGACTGAATAACAGGATTGAGAGCCACTTTCACAACGGCTCTCAATCATTACAGACATAAACCAGAAGAAGGAACAGAAGAATGCTAACGATTAAGTTTGTCTACAAAGAGTCAGAAGAACGAATTCACGAAGCGACAGAAGTCCGATTATCGAAGAGCGGCAACCTGCACGTCACGCGCCCAGACAAGACAACTGATGTCGTTGAGCTGAGTTCCGGCACTACTGTCTACGTGGCTAACGAAGCAGGAAAGACGGTATCTCGATACTTTGGGCTAAACAAAGAAGAGCCGGAAACCGGCATTCAATTGCAATGTGCGTAATTTATAAAACTCTGCAAAAGGTACTCACAAGTGCCTTTGACAGAATATTATAGAGGTTTCAAGCAGCAACAGTCTCGCGATTACCGAGCGGGAGACTTTGCCAACCAGCGGAATATTCTAAAAGGAATCGATATGGAGCTTACTGAACATCAGAAAGCCCTATTCGATGCTCTAACCAAATTACAGCAGAAGTTTGCGTTAGGCATCGTGAAGGGGCTTAGCCAAATTGATGCATACAAACAAGCAGGCGGCAAGGCAAAGAAGGATGAGACGGCTAGTGCATGCGCTAGCGAAATCCTAACCAATCCTAAGGTGAAAGCCTTCATTGACGAAATGAATAAAGAAGCCATCTCAGAAGCTGTTATGACGAAGCAGGAAGCCCTTGAGCGGCTTTCATCGCTAGGCCGAGTGTCATTGTTCGACTTAGCAGAGTTTCGCAACTCACAGGTCGGAGAGGACGAAGAGGGTAAGCCGGTTTATCAGGCCACCTGGAGTTTCAAGGATTCCTCATTGCTTAGGCCGGAAGACATGGCCGCCATCTCCGAGTTAACTGCTGGCCCGCAAGGCTTGAAGATAAAGCTTCATGACCCGAAAGCGGCGATTAAACAGCTTGGCGAGTTGCAGGGGTGGGAAGCACCGAAGAAAACGGAACTCACCGGGAAAGATGGCGGGGTAATTGAACATAAACACTTGGTAAGCGCGGAGGAACTGACTGATGAGCAGCTCGCCGCAATTATCGGTGGTAAGTAAGAAACAGGCTGCACAGGAATTACAGAAACGCCGAAACGCACGCTTAAGCCTTCATCAGTTTATCCAGTACATAAACCCCGATTACATCACCAGTAAGTTCTCCGAAACTGTTTGCGATGCTCTGGATCAGTTCCTGCTGGATATGATGAACGGCGTGCGGCCGATACTGATTCTTGGCGCACCACCACAGCACGGTAAATCAGATATTGTTTCGCGTTATCTGCCCGCTTATTTCTTCGGAAAATATCCGGAGATGCGAGTGGGGGCGTTGTCATATTCGTCTGACCTCGCAGGGGATATGAACGCTGATGTTCAGCGGATCATGACCACGCCAGAATACCGCAACCTTTTCGCTGATTCATGGTTGGGAAATAAACCTGCTGATGGCGTAGCTGTTAAGCGAAATTCTGATGAGTTCGGGATAGCCAATCACAAAGGCACTTATGTATGTGCTGGTGTTGGTGGGCCGCTGACGGGCAAGAAAGTCGATCTCGGTATTATCGATGACCCGATAAAGAACGCCAAAGAAGCACTCAGCCCAACGACAAAGAAATCAATCTGGAACTGGTACGTTTCCACGTTTAAAACTCGCCTGTCGAAGAACAGCGGCGAGATAATCATGGCTACCCGCTGGGCGACGGACGATTTATCCGGTCGCGTGGTGGAAATAACGTCACGAGCTAAGGTGCTGGCTTTCCCTGCCATCAATGAGTTGGGTGAAGCGCTGGTACCGGAGTTGCACCCTAAAGAGAAACTACTAGAAACCAAAGTTATTCTCGGTGATTACTTCTGGTCTGCGATGTATCAGCAGTCGCCTAAGCAGGCTGGCGGCTCCATCTTCAAAGATGAGTGGATTAAGTATTACCTGCCGAAAGATTTGCCTACCAGCTTCGATACGGTGATCCACAGCTGGGACATGACATTTAAGGAAAGCGAGGGCACTGACTACGTTGTCGGGCAAGTGTGGGGTAGGAAGGGAGCTAACTCTTATTTGCTACACCAGGTTCGTGCACGAATGAGCTTTACTGCAACCCTCAAGGCCGTGAAGCAAATGGCTGACGAATTCCCCAAAGCCTTGAGAAAGTTAGTAGAGGATAAAGCTAATGGCCCCGCTGTTATTGACTCCCTGAAAAGCATTGTGGCTGGACTTGTTCCTGTTGAGCCAGATGGAAGCAAGGTGGCTCGAGCACATGCCATCACAGCCGTATGGGAGTCAGGTAACGTATTCCTACCCCACAAAGACATCGCCCCCTGGATTGTCGAGACAGTTGCGGAGATAACAACATTCCCCGTTGGTGCGAATGATGACGTTGTTGACGCAATGACACAGGGACTACGTGATTTATACCAATGCAAGACACTCAGCCCACTGGACATCATGTAATGACGAAGAAAAATATCGTTGGTCGTCTTAATGATGGCCTAGTTAGTTTAATGACTTCGCTCGGAGAGAAGATAGGCGCGGTACGATACAGCAGCAGTAAGCCAGATGTGCCCGATAAAGAGCTGCTCGCGATGTACAAAAAATCGTGGGTGGTGAAAAAGTACATCGATAAAACAGTAGCCGACATGCTCAAGCTGCCGCGCAAGTTTTCTGGCGACGTAGATAGCACGATGGTTCAGGGCATAAAAGATACTGAATCAGAGCTTAAGTTAAGCCAAGTGTTTAATGACGCACTTAGTTGGGCCTCGCTGATGGGGGACTCGCTTATCGTGGCGATCACCGATTGTGCTGACGAGCAGATAGCGAATGAGGTTGATTTACAGGGTGAGGAAATCGTTAAGTTTTTGGTGTTCCGTAAGGGTGAGTACACGCCTGATAGTAATATCATCACTGACATTAAGTCTGATCACTTCGGCGAACCCCTCACCTATCAGATCGACGTGGGAAGCAAGCAACTTAAATTCCACCACTCACGTTGCTGCCGGACAAAGCTTGGTCGGCACAGCATCAAAGATCGCGCCAAGTTCGGCACCTCTGACCTGCAAGCCCCCTACGAGCACATTAAAACGTTCGATACTGCAATCCTGAGCACCGGTGACACAATTCAGGAGGCAAACGTTGATGTCCTGTTTGTTCCCGGAATGAACAATCAGATTGCGGCAGGTCAGGAAAGTCAGGTTCGTGAATACGCCAGGGTAATGAAGGAAACTAAATCATCAACCGGACTGTTACTCATTGATGCTGGCACCCCAGAAAGTCAGGGGCGTTACGAGCAGAAAAATGCGCAATTTACCGGGCTGTCTGACGTCATTACCAAAATGGCAACCGTTCTCGCAGGGGCGTTGGATAGGCCGATAACAGTCCTGTTTGGGCAGTCTGCTAGCGGTTTCAGTAGCGGCGAAGAGGACAACAAGGCTTATTACGAAACCATCAACGGAATGCAGGAATCACGCCTGCGCCCAATGCAGGACTTTGTTGACCAATTCATTCTGGATAAGCTTTCAGTTGCCGAAAAACTCACCTATGAATATCCCTCTATCGACAGCATTAATGAAGCCGAAGAAGCAACACGATTCGGGCTTTATGCAACGGGATTCAACACTTTGGTTACTTCATCAATCGTGACTGAAGAAGTTGCGATACGAGAGATGATTGCTCGCGGCGTACTGAAAACGGTAACCGAAGAGGAAATTCAGGGGATCGTCAGCGCAGGATCTAGTTCTGACTCATGGGGAAGCTATGGAGCTCCAACAGCTACTGGAACGCAAGCAGGGCCGCCGCAAACCACGACGGCGTAAGATGCGACCACCCACGCCGAGCAAGAGAGCAGAGGTGTGGTATCGGGACAGGCTAACTGAGTTCATCAACAGCATGACTAGTATGGTTATCGACGAACTTGAAAGACCAGTTCTCACCGACGCACCAGACACCACCGCACTTTCAATCACCGCCAGGCTATCTCGGATCATGCAACGACTCGCCAGTATATCGGTTGACGAAATAGCCAGCCGAATTGCTTCCGGGCTGGTTAGTCGAGCTAATTTCCAGAACAAGGAGCAAACGCAGCGCACTTATAGCGAGGCTTTTGGTATCGACCTGACCGGAATGCTTGGTGATGGGGCGATAAGGGAGAAGATGGCTGATGCCGTCCGTGAGAACGTCGGGCTGATAACGTCAATTCAGACGGACTTCATTAACGACATCGGCGAGAAGGTGTTCGGGAATCTACTCGAGGGTGGCAGAAGCGAAAACCTAATCAACATCATCCGGGATCGCGGTGATGTCACGCTTAGTCGAGCTAAGTTCATTGCTCGCGACCAGACATCAAAACTTAATGCTGAACTGACAGAGGCCCGAAGCAATGCGCTGGGTATGGATATCTACGAGTGGAGCGGAACTGGTGACGAGCGTGAACGAAAGAGCCATTTCGTATTGAATGGGATGCTCTGCAAATACTCTGACCCAACCGTCTACTCAGACGACGGTGGGAAGACATGGAAGAAGCGCAGCAGCATCGGGGCATTCATCGGCAAGCCTGGTGAGGATTACCAGTGCTTCCCTGGGGAGTCACAAGTCAATGGATTCCCACTTCTCCTTAAAGTATTCAGGCACTTTTACACAGGTAAATTGACCAAGATTGTTCTGGATAACGGTCGTATCGTGTCTGCTACACCTAACCACCCAATACTTAGCAGTGTCGGTGTCGCATCTGCTGATTCTATTAACGTAGGTGATTATGTTGTCTGCGAAGTTGATGAGGGTTTCGGCGCTGTCAAACTCAACGGCAAGAGTCTTATACCCTCGTTTGAGGAGATTTTTAACTCTCTCGTTTTGTGCGGTGCGATACCATCTGTACCTGCCGCCAAAGGTGGTGAGTTCCACGGCGACATTACCGATAAGAAAATCGACATTATAAGTATCGATAGCCTTTTGGTAGAGAAAATGGATTTGATTTTCAACAAGGTATTCCCTGAACTCGGGTTCACCGATACCGATGTGATGATCTGCCATCAGCTTTTCTCTTGCGAGAGCAATCTTGCATCGATGCTCGAATGTTGTGGGGGTCCCACTAGTGGACTCGTGAGCAGACTTAACTTGATTTGCTCTTTGCTCAAGCGTCATCTGAGCCCACTTGATCTTTTCTGCCTCGGACTGAGTTCTTGCCTCCAGCCCAGCCTCGGTAATGACACGGCGGATAACACTTCTGACAACCCCGAAATGTTTAGCAATAGAGTTTTCGCTGCGTCCGCTCTGGTACATGGTGATGATTTCATCGATTGGAAGTTCAATTCTATTATGAGCGACAGCTCTGCCAGTCCTTTGCACATCTACTCCAATAGCCTTGAAAGCCTTGGAGAGAGCGTCAGGGTTGACCCCGAACTCAATAGCGGTAGCAGCAAGAGTAACGCCCTTGGCGTAAAACTCAGCCGCGTCATTGATGTTTATAGTGTTGATGCTTCTCTTCATGTTTATAACCTCCAGACAGTATCTGGGTATTATACCACAGAGAATGCAATGGTGAGCAATTGCCGCTGCCTGTCACTTCCTTACGTAGCGTGGGAATAAACCATGACATGGAAACGAACACCGCAGGGGTACGTAATTACCACCGCGACGATAACCCGTGCCGGGCCAATTGAATATTACGGCCACGAAATGGGGTTAACCGGCAACGATGCCAATAAAAAAATCACAGTGATCCGCACGCTCGACGAACTCTCAAAACCAGAAACCCTCGCTTCATTCAACGGACTGCCTTTCACACTGACCCATCCTGACGATGGTGAGGTGACAGCTACAGACCACAAAGACAAAGCATCAGGCCATATCGCCAACACCCGCATGGATGGTGACGAAATAGTTTGTGATGTCTATCTGACTGATTCGGCATCCATTGAAACGCTGGAGAAGACAGGGATCCGCGAGGTATCTGTCGGATATGAACCTGCTGAGCTTGTAGAACGTGACGGTAAGTTTTACCACATCAATATTCGCGGCAATCACGTCGCGGGTGTGGCAGAGGGGCGTTACGGCGCCCAATGTAAGTTAAACGATAAAAAAGGTAAGCCGATGTTCAAAACATTAACCGATGCCCTCAGTTTCCTGAAGGGTAAAAAGCTAAAAGATGCAGAAGGCGCAGCCCTTACGCCGGAAGAGCTGATCGGCATGATTGCCGCATTAGAGAAGGCGCTGGAGGGACTTAATGGGCAGGGAACTGAAGAGGCGGCAGCGCAGGCGCAACAGGTACTGGCACAGTTGGCTGAACTCAAGGCTCAACTGGATGGTGCCACTGCCTCCGCACCTGTGGATGCCGATCCATCCGCACCTGCTGATGGTGATAAGGATGCGAAAATTACCTCACTGGAAACTGAAAACGCCGATCTGAAAGCGAAGGTGAAAGAGCTTGAGGATGAGCTGGCAAAACTGAAGGGTGACAGCGAAACCGAAGCCACTATGACCGACGCGAAATCCCGCTTCCCGAAAGTAAACCTGACCGACGCGAAATCTGCGCGTGATGTTCGCACCGCTGTCCTAGTTAGCACCCGAGCCTTTAACGATACACAGGTGAAGAGTATGACGGACAGCGAAGTTCGCGCCGCATACGCTGCTATCCAGGCCACATCAAAGCCACGTAGTGAAATTGGCACTCATCTGTTTAACGACAGTAAGCCGACGCCTACAAAAACCGCAACTCAACGCCTTGGGGGTAAATAATCATGGCATTTGGATTCACTGATTGGGATGGCGCAGACGGCACTATCAAGCCTGGCTCTATCAAACGCGCTTCAAGCTCTAATGACAAGGTTTGGGGTGAAGGTAATCTAACCGAAGTGGCACTACCATACGGCACTTTTGTGGCTGTCAACCCGGAAGGTGGCGTTAAGGTTCTGGCTGCAGGAACTCGCATTCACGGGATTGTTGTTCGTGATATTTACGGTGACGCAGCACCGGCTGATAAGCAAGTTAACGTGGGTCACTTCTCACACGGTGACTGTGTAGGCGCGTTGGCTGTGGCTGGTTCTGTCTTCACTCGTGGCGCACCAGCGTACATTGTGGCGACGGGAGCAAACGCTGGCAAAGTTACTACTGTGGCGGCTGGCAATATCGACCTGGGATACTGGGTAGAAGACGTAAGCGCAGCTAACGACTGCGTGGCTATCACCTTGGGTTATGTACAGCAAACGGCGGGAGCATAATCATGCCAATGAGTTCAGTAGATTTTGAAGAAGTTCTTCAGGAAGCCCTGACAGAACGCGATATGCAGTTGCAGGAAAAAGAACTGCCAGAAATTAACATTGGTGAAGCGCTGCCAATCAAAGAAGGCTTAGATTTCGCTCTTGAGTTCGTCGACTTTGGTGTGTCAACCGTGATGGGATCTGTTAAAGACGGCATCATTGGTAACAAGACCAACAGCCTTAAAACGATTGATAGTGAAATCGAGTGGATGAAAGCTCCCGTGGGGCAGTGGGCAAAAGCTGCCACATGGACGCAACAGGAACTGGAGAAAATTGCCCGACTCAGCATTAACTTACAGTCTAAAAAGCAAGACGACTTGTATGCCAATGCTACGGCCACCATTCAGTACGCGGGGTATGTCGGACACGGTGGTGTGAAGGGGCAGGAAGGGTTGCTGACCGGAGCGGGTGTCCAGTTGATCACCGACGCAGGCAACAAAACTATCGCTGACATGACTTCTGATGAGTTCGTGAAGATGGTTCTGGATGCCTACAACGTTGCATGGCGCAAGTCGAGCTACCGCATTCAGCCTACGCATATTGCGATGGATGCCAGTGATTTCATGCTCGCTATGCAGAAATTCGACCCGACCCCGGTAATCGTTGGCACCGATCTTCTGCCAATCGCGGCAATGGATCGCATTATGGCAGCGCTGCGCAAGGCGTCTGGGAATGATGGCTTTAGCATCACGTTCGTGAAGGTGCCAAGCAATTATGCGGTAGGCATCAAGACAGGTAAAACCCGCATGGTGGTGTACACCTACGAAGCGGATTATCTGGAAATGGAAGTTCACATGCCAGAGCTTCTGGCGGTTCGCTCACGCGACCTGCTGACCTACGAGTGTGGGTATCGCTCTGCATTCGGCGGGGCAATGTGGAAGCAGCCACAATCCGCTGTTTATGTCGATTACAAGTCCTCACCTCAGTAACCCAAGGGGGTAGCATGGAATTTATTGAACGTTACCCCGAATTCGCCAGTACCGCACCAACCCGCAGAGAAATCGCACTACAGGACGCAGAAAACCAGATGAGTCGCAAGGTATGGGGCAAGCTTTTTGAGCAAGGCCATCATGCTTTAGCGGCTCATTTGCTTTACGTTTCAGGTGCGCTAACTCCATCAGGCAGCAGTAACGGAAAGCCTGCTCAGACGATAACCAGTAGGTCAGTAGCTGGCGTTTCCATGGGGTATTCAGCGCCAGATGCGGGGTTTGGTTCTAATCATGACGGTTATGCCATCAGTAGCTACGGACAGGACTACACACGGTTGCGAAAGTTGGTAGGCGTTCATGTGTTGGCAATTCGGTAATGACAATGGGGCGTATTTGTTATGACTCCAGAAGAAACGCTAAAGGCAACCACTGAGTACCTTAAAAACCTTCAGGCAATGAAAACGCATTATGTCGCCGTTGGTCTGCCAGCATCGAAAGTTGGCAGTAAAACATACGATGATGGAGTTTCATTGATTGAAGTGGGTGCAGCGCATGAGTTTGGCGCTGAAATAAACCATCCTGGAGGAACAGGGTATACAGCAACTGGCGGGAAGGCTGTATTTTCTCGCCATGACTTCATGGGGCCAGTCACCGGAAGAACCACCGCCCACAAGATAACCATCCCAGAACGTTCATTTCTTCGTACACCATTCACGCTTAAAAAATCCGAAATAAACCAAGCTATCGAGAGGGGAGTTGCGGCGGTAGGTTCGGGCAAGATGGATGCTGATAAGGCATTAAACCTTATCGGCGTCGTCGCCCGGAATATCAGCGTTAAAGCCTTTGAAACAGCCGGGTATGGAACGTGGCCGGACATCAAGGAAGCGACTAAAAAGGCAAAGGGTTCATCTGGGATACTGATTGATAAAGGTGAGTTGCGCGGCGTAATTACATGGGAGGTTCGTAGTGAGTGATTTATCGGATCTTGATATGACCGATGCCCTTATTGATTGGGAGCAGCCGGTTAAACTCAAAACTAAAACGGAAGTAACCGTAAACTTTGAACCTACTGTAACGATTGTTGTTGAGGATATTCTGGCGGTGGTTCAAAGCGCGAATAAGCAGACACTCACAATGGATAGTCTTGATTGGTCTAAAGAGTACTTACTTATCCATTCTAGAGTAAAAATCAAAGCGGGCCAATTCATTGAGAAAGGCGGCAGGGATTACAAAGTCGTCTCGCCAGCTGATTATATGGATTATGGATTTTGCGCCGCTATTGTGGAAGAAACCAGGCTCCCGCTATTGGTCGCAACAGCATGATAAAAACCCAACCACACCTTATCGCCGTCGCTCTGTTCGTTCGTGACCTGCTGGATTATGACGAACAACTGATTAAATTCGACCGCAGAAACATCATTTCATCTGATTTTTCAACGAGCTATATCGTCGTCAATGGCAGCCTTCCGCAGTCAGTGCTTGCAAGAGGACAGCGATTCAATGGTGATGTAGAGGTAATGACGTACACCGCCGCAGTGAGCCACAGCATCGTGCTGGAGTTTTACGGTGATAACGCCTACACAAATGCGGAATCGTTCCTGATGCTCAGCGAGAGCCAGTTAGCTAACGAATTACGCCGCAAGAATGCACTAACCATTATGTCCGTATCAAACATTACTGACGTTGGTCAGTTGCTTGGTCAATCCCACGGCAACCGAGTACACCTGAGTTTCAACGTTCAATACGCCCCGGCTCGCAATGTGCAGACGCTGCGTATCGACACGCCGCAGTTTCAATTTCTAGAGGACAAGTAAATGTCGGCATCTATTAACAACGTCATTAACGTGACGCTTCTCGAAGAAGGCCGCTCGGCTGCACGGGATAACATCAACGTCTGCGCCATCATGACCAGTCAGCCAGGCGTGCTGAGTACATCTGAGCGCTACCGTTCTTACAAGTCGCCAGCAGCAGTAGAGCAGGACTTCGGCGCTTCATCTGTCACGGCTGCCTTTTCCAATTCCTTCTTCGGCACATCGCCAAATCCTATCTCCGCTGGCGGCACGCTGATTATCGGCTTCTGGAACGCAGCAGGAGAAACGCTGCCAGCCACCGCAGGGGTATTGCGCGGGGCTGAAATATCACAAGCCACGGTCATGCCAGCGCTACGGTTGGTTGACGATTGGTCATTCAGCATCAGTATTGATGGCACCGATCACGATGTGACAGGTATCGATGGATCAACCGCTGTGACACTGTCCGATATTGTTTCTCAAATTCAGACAAAGATTACCCCTGCTGTTGCTGATGTATCATTTGATGGTACCAGGATTGTTTTCACAAGCCCTACCACTGGCGCAGCTTCAATTATTGACTTCCCTGAACCTGCATCAGCCGGTACGTTCATTGGTGACGTTTTGGCTATAGCGGCTGGTTCTGGTGCTGCAAAAATTAACGGCAAAGCATCTACTCCAGTCGCACCCGAATCGCAGCTTGAAGCACTCAGCGCGATCAAGTCGCAGGTGAACGTTAAAGGCGTTGGCTTCATCGATAAAATTCTCGATGCCCAAGTGCCGTTAATCGCGTCATGGGCGAAGGCCAACTCCGTCATCGTGTACGAGACGTTCACTGGAGAGGGTGCACTTGAGGTTAACCCAGAAAGCCCAGCATGGGCTGTCACACTCGCTAGCCAGAGCAATTTCCGAATGCTCTACAGCAAATCGGGTAACCGCAAGCTGGCTATCACCTACATGTCCCGCACCCATACCGTGAATTTCAACGGTGAACGCACGGCGATCACTCTGCACCTAAAAACGCTGAATGTGCCAGCTGAAGAATACTCACAGACCGAAATCGATAAGGCCAAGCGTGTTGGCCTTGATATCTATACCACCATCAAAGACGTGCCTTGCGTGCTGACCAGCGGTTCTAACGACTTCGTGGATAACGTCTACAACCTGATGGCTTACGTTGACGCGGTGCAGACTGATTCATTCAATCTTCTAAAAACCACGCCGACCAAGGTGCCACAAACCTATTACGGCGTTGATCAGTTGGAAGACTGCGCAGAGAAGACGACTCGCGGGTTTGTGCGTGCTGGGGTATTCAGTCCTGGCGCCTGGACGCTTCCTGACTTCTTCGGTGACCGCGATATGTTCTTGCGCAACATCGAGCAAAACGGCTTCTACGTGCTGGCCGGTGATTTGAAAGACCAGTCCACCGCTGACCGCCAGGAGCGCAAATCCCCGGTAATGCAAATCGCAGTGAAGAATGCTGGCGCTATTCACAGCGAAGACATCATCATCAACTTTAACAAATAGGAGACGGTAAATGGCTGAGATTGTAGTTAATTCCAGCACCGCAACCATTGTGTTGAACGGTCGAATTATCACGGATATCGTTACTGGCGATTATGTCACCCTGACTCCATCAAATCCTTTAACCAGCCGTGCGAACAGCGCGCAAAACGGAGTAACCATCTCCAAGCGAGTTGACGCCGGTGTACACGTCATGGTTCTGCGGGTGCAGAAGTTTTCCAATGATGATATTTGGCTCAACGGACTGAGTAACAGCGAAATACCGACAGTGATTAACGGCTCGATTAAAGAGTCATTCACTCGCGACGGCGCTTCACTCAAAGAAACCTATGACCTGCAAGTTGGCTCACTGACCACCCAACCAACTCAAACCAAAAACAACCAGGACGTTAACGCGCTGATGGAATACACCATCGAATTCCGCAACATCCGTCGCAACGTATAAGGCCCATCATGTCTAAAGAAAAGCAGAATAAGGCGCTTGAGATGATCAAGGCTGTCTATAACGACGGCTACGCTGAAATCAACGGAAACCGCTACGACTTCGCGAAGATGACGCACAAGAAGCGGCGAAAGGTGTTCGCGTTCTTCACTGGGATAGCCAGCGAGTTATCGCGTCAGTCGCTGGAATTCCTCGACACTGAACGTTTCGAGGAAATTGAACGCCTGATGTTTGATTACGTACTGTTCGACGGCGTTCAGCTTTCAAAGCAGCCTGACCATTTCGAAAGTTATGCCGGTGATTACATAATGCTGATCACCACGGCTTTGCAGGTAATCAGTTTTCCTTTTATGGCCGGGAGCAATATGAACTCACCTTCAGAAGCTCCAGAAGTGCAGAAGTTTACGTTAAGTCCTCGAACATAAGCGATGAAATGAGCATGTACCTGGCGCTTTCAAAGGCCGGGTATGGCTCATATAAAGAGCTGACTGAGCTGGACACGGCAGAACTGCTGGACATGATTGAATTCGAAAACATCAGCGCTGATATCCAGCACTACCAGATGGAGAAGGCAAATAATGGCAATAGTTAACGAGCTGATTACTAAGTTCGGGTTCGTTGGCAACCTGGCTCCGCAGGAGAGCTTTAACGCCAACCTTAAGGCATCCATAGGGCTTCTATCTGGTATGGGCGCTGCGATTCAGGGGTCGGCTGGTGCTCTGGCTGGGTGGTTTGCTCATATTATTGATGGCGTTGATCCGCTGGCGCAGCTCAACAGGGAAACGGGTGTGGCCGTCGAGAGCATACAAAAGCTGGGTTATGCGGCGTCAGTTAACGGATCAAGTCCCGAGGCTATGGCTGATTCAATAAAGGAAATGACCAAACGGGTTGGAGAATTTGCATCAACGGGTCAAGGTGAGGCGGCAGATGTAGCCAAGCGTTTGGGACTTAATTTTAAAGAGGCTGGCGGGAAAATTAAGGATTCCACTGTAATTTTTGAAGATTTGGCTGACAAGATGCACGGCATGAGCCAGGGAGAAAAATTCTCAGTTCTGGACAAGATGGGCATCGATCAAAGCATGGTTCAAATGCTGTCGCTCACTCGTGACGAATTAGCCAAAACGATGAAGCAGGCGGATGACTGGGGACTTGTAACGGCAGAGCAAGCCAGTTCCGCCGCTGATTTTAATGATTCGCTTACCGATCTGCGATTTGGTTACAGCGCCGTATCAACCCAGTTGGCCCTTAGCTTTCTGCCCATGCTTAAAGATGTAATTGATAGCATGCGAGAGTGGTTGCACGCCAATGCAGATTTAATTAAAAACGGATTGCATGCGTTTGGCGAGATTATCTTTTCTTTGGCTGGAATGATACGGCGCTTATTACCTGTCATCGCGTTAGCGGTTGTTGGTTTTACCATTTGGAAGATCGCAGCTTTTGGGCTGGGCAATGCTTTGAAGCTTGCATTCTCCCCGGTGTTACTTATTACGGCCCTGATAATAGGCATTGCTCTTGTTATCGATGATTTGATTGTTGCGATGCAGGGCGGGCAAAGCGTAATCGCCGACTTCTTCATGGATAACTGGGGGATTGATATCGTTCCGGGGCTGTTAGCTATTAAAGACGTCGTGCTTGAAGTGGTCGATTTAATCATCGATTCATTTAAGGTCGGCGTTGAGAATATTAAGCTGATGTTTTCCGCACTCTGGAAGTTGTTAACCGGTGATTTCGAAGGTGCGTGGAAAGACGTTGTTAAAATTTTCGATAACACTGTTGAACTACTGAAAAAGCCTTTCATGGCATTCATAGATTGGGCAAAAAACATCTTCTCAAATCTCGGCGACTATATCGGTAACGTCATCAGCAATGCGGCCTCAAGCGCATGGAACTCTGCCAAGTCATTTATCGGCCTCGGCGATGATGAAGAACAGTCATTACCTGCTTACTCTGGCAGCGCTGGAATGAATGGGATCTCCTACGGTAACCCTGGGTTAAATGGCAATCTGGCATATACACCAGGTGGCGGCGTTAGTAATTCAAGCGTCAGCCAGAGTAACACCATACACATCAATACATCCGATCCGGTAGTGGCGGGTAATACAGCTGCGAACGGGTTGCAGCAAAGTATGCGCGATGCTAACAGAATGAGTGGAAGAGGGGGGATGTGATGGGAATTATGGACGGATTTACCACTGCCCAGGAGTCCGGCAAAAGCACAGTGAAAAAGGTGGGGATCGGCGGCTACTCGATGTTTGCCCGTGTAAATGACTCCACCAGTTACCCCTCGCAAGTCCCTGTTGATGTACTGGAGGACGGTAGCAACGCTTCGGACGATATCATCAATGGCCCTATCACGATAAAAATCAGCGGTGTGGTTGCTGATGTTTACATGGATGCAAAACCCAACTCCTCCTTTGGTTTGATCCCTGATTATTCAAAGTATGGTGAGGTGCTGGAATACATCCCTGCAAAAACCCAACAGCAGTTGCAGAAAATGAATGAAATTGCTGACCGGGCAGAACAAAAGATATTAGAAGCAAAGCGCCTGTCTGATAAGGGCGCGGAGCTTTTCGGTCTGGTGGGTAATCCGGTAGCCGGTGGTGCGAAAGGTATTCGTGAGCAGTTCCTTGATTTCATTGAGGCTGTGTATTACGGCAAGCAGCTTATATCTGTCGAAGTGGACTACCGGACTCATGAAAACATGGCGTTAAGCGGCCTGACAATTAGCACTGATAATCAGACGATGGAAACGAAGTTTGAAGCTAGTTTTACGAAAATCACATTTACCCAACTCACTACCGCACCGATTGAACAACACTTCAAATCGCCAGCGCCCGCCGCGAAATCAAAGACGGCAGGTGTGGCGAATAAAGGCTCACAGACCCCGGCTGATAATTCTAAAACAAGTGATGGCAAGACGAGAAGTAAGTCAGTCGCTACATCAATAAAGGGCGCTGCAATGGATTTCCTTTCCTGAGGGTAGAAAATGGATCTGGTAACAAACATCACCGACGAGCCAATTCAGCGGCATGTGCTGCTGTTTGACCGGGGTGAGGCCGTCATTACTATTCGCCATCTCCCGACAGTTGAAATGTGGAAAATGCGGGTGGAATACAATGGCGATTACATTGACGGTGTAAAGCTGTCGCTGGGAGCGCTACATTTTCGCCACAAGAATTGGCCCTTCGATATAGCACTGCTTGCTACCGACAACTCCGGCATTGACCCGTACCGGGCTGATGACTTCGCTAGTGGGCGTTGTGAGCTTTATATGGTGACGCCGGAAGAGATGATTGAAATTCGCGGAGGAGATGTACCGTAATGGAAACTTTCTATCGTGACTACCGGCTAACAGTCGGGATCGGAAATCAGGCTGTCATTATTGAGCCGCCAATGTCGGTATCGTTCAAGGCACTTGAGTCGGTGGATAAAAAATCACTGGGTAAGCTGACCGTCTCAGTTAACGGCTTAAAGCCATCGACGCGCCTGCAACTGGTCAAGGCTGAGGATGACGAGAAGTACATTCCCGTCAGGCTTGAAGTGGGGTATGACGGCAAATTACGTCAGGTGTTTCAAGGGTCAGTAAAAAGCGGGGCGGTGAAGCGAGAGGGTGCGATACACGTTGTAAGCCTTGAGTGCGAGGATGGTGGGCACGACTTCATTAACTCGTTCACATCTCGCACGGTTCGTGGTAAAGACCAGGTGGTCGATTCTGTTCTCCAAGATATGCCGAACACGAAGAAGGGCGCGGTAACAAGCCAACAGCAGTTGATAAGGCCAAAGGTGCTTGTGGGCAGTTCCAGCAAGATCCTCACTGATATGCTGTCACCTGGTGAGAGCTTCTTCATTAAAGATGAGCGGGTTCACATTCTGAAAGATAGCGAGGTTACATCAGGAAATATCCCGGTTGTTAATGCCCGTAGTGGGCTGCTTAATACCCCACAGTCAACAAAAGGAAGTGCGCAGAACGACTCTGGAAAGAGCGCCAAACCTGCAACAAACAACCCGAAAACCGATCCGGGCGCAGCCAGCAAGGATGGCGATGATTCAAGTACGCTGGTTAAACAGTCTAAAGGTCAAGTTACCTTCGATACCAAGTTAAATCCGATGCTGGCCATTGGGGGGCTGTGTTCACTGGAAAGTGTGACTAACCCCGCATTGAACGGGGTTTACAAAATCTACCAGATTGAAACCAGCGGGCAGTATACCGGGCAAGTGTGGATACAGAAGGTCGTGTGTCAGCCAGCGGGTAGCTATAAAGTTATTGGCTGATCTTAATTGAATTAAGCTTCCCAGCATTGTCCGTAACGCAAGACGCAAGTGCCGGAATGGATACGCCGAAAGCATTCTTCGATTCAAAACTAAGCATAACCTGATAACCCTTGCCAGCGGGAAGAGTGGTCACTGAGGGTTGAGTATAGTCGAAAGAGTCAGGAATCTTCACTCGCTTTTTTGCGGCTATAACGCAATTAGTTCCCGCATCAAACTCAGCACGATCAGTCTTTTGCTTGGCTTTTTGGGCGGCTATTTGTTCTGGTGTTTTTTCCGGTTTTTGCATGCTCCCAACCAAAGCTATTAAAGCAAGTATTATAATTACTGATCCTATCTTCTGAGGGATTGAAAACTTTACTTTACCTCCAGATTTTTTAAATTCTTTTTTTTCTGCTTTAGATAGTCTTCTAAATTCCTTTAATTTCAATTCCATTAAAATATCCTTGTTTAAGATTATTATCGGTGGTTAGGTCATGATTGAAGAACTTCACGACACTATCGGCGCTGGCGTGGATTTCGCGCTGGCTGATGTTCACACTATTGTTGTCGCAAAAATAACTGCTGTAAATGATAAAACGATCAGTTGCATCCCTGTTATCAATCGCGTTGTGAAAGGTGAGGGAAAGCAGCTACCTGAATTCATCGAAGTCCCTCCGGTGATATTGCAGGGCGGTGGCAGCTATATAGCCGAGCCGATAGCTGCAGGAAATTACTGCCTAGTGCTTATCTCTGAACGTTGCTACGACGCATGGTATGCAGGTAGCGACTTTGTACCCCCGCTTGAAATGCGGATGCACGATTACTCTGACGGCTTCGCCCTGTGCGGCGTTAACCCGTCATCGACCGCAATATCCATACCGAAAATTAACCGCATGATGATGGGTAACACCGATCACGAAGGTGATTTGATTCTCACTGGCAGCATCACCCAACAGGGCGGCGTGACAACGCTAGAATCATGCGTGGTTCAAGGCCAGATGCAATATGACTCCTTATTGACTGATGGGCAGAGTGGCGTTAGTGGTTCATTCAGGAGTGATGACGGGAAAACAATCACAGTAACCAACGGCATTATTACGGGGATAACATGATTGTATCAGCGCTTGATAAAAATAGTGATTGGAGCTTTGGGCGTGGGCGACAGAATTATATTACTGGTGGTGGTGCCATTGCTCAAAAAGTGAAGTGCCGAATTCGCTCATTTAAAAACGATAACCCATTAAATATGGGGGACAACATTGACTGGATGTATCTGTTATCCGAAAAAAACACCGAGCAGGAAATACTACGTGAAATAGAACGAGTGACCCTTGCGACGGATGGTGTTATGCGCATTGTTCAATTAGCGATGGTCGTGAATAAAACAACACGAGAACAGGGCATAGAAATGCGTATTGAAACTGTTTTTGATGAGCAAACCATCAACTTTCCGATAAATGGAGCATTGAAAGATGGCACTACAGTTTAATAATAACGGACTGGAGATAGACACTTTCAGGGATTTATTCCAGACGTTAAGTGATGCGTATAAAAAAATCTACGGTCAGGACATTGATTTAGACCAAGAGTCGCCGGATGGTCAGCGTGTGGCAATTGAAGCGCAGGCGCGAACGGATATTGAAGCGTCACTTCAGTGGCTTTACTCGCAGATGGATCCTGATTTTAATACCGGCGATATGCAACAAGTTATCGCCAAATTACATGGGCTTTATCTGCGCCCCGGATCTCGCTCTCAACGTGATCTGAATGTGGCGACTGATCGACCCGTATTTTTATACAGCGGGTATAAAATCAGAGACCAGTCCAATCAGATTTGGTTTGTCCGACAGAATGTCACCATTCCAGCAGGAACAACAACAGTGACGTTTTTCGCTCAAGACTTCGGGAAAGCAACCGGACTTATTGCTGATACATTCACCCAGTTAACCCCTGAACTGGGTGTTTTGAGCATAACTGCTGATGCGGTTGCCGTTGTTGGTCGAGACGAAGAAACATCAGAAGAGTTTCGTCAGCGCCGGAATCGCTCTCTTGAAAACCCTGCAACCGGAAGCACCGGCGCGATATTTGCCAAAGTAGCGCAACTGACTGGTGTGACAGATCTGAATGTCGGAGAAAACGACACTAAGATTGATGACGTGTTGACAGGTATCCCGGCCAATTCTATATGGCTCGTCGCGGAGGGCGGGGCAGTATCAGAGATAGTCGAAGTAATGGTTAAACAAAAAGGTGGTGGGACAGGAACGAAGGGCAGCGTTATTGGTCGTTATATTGAAACTCTTATCAGACCAGATGGAACTACTCTTCAGATAGCTCACGACATGCAGTTTGACCGCCCAGTCTATAAACCATTGCATATCAATTTAACCGCCAAGCGAAAAGTTACAAATGATCCTGTTGATTTAGATACCCTCAAAGAGGCCCTGGCTAAGCGTGTAATGCATATTGGTGAGGAAATTGACGCCAACGAATTTTATGCAGATGGGTATGGTGCGGGCCGTGTCAATTATGTGCTGACTAATCTAAAAATTAGTATTGATGGCATCACATTCACAGATGCTGAATTATCGCCAGGGTTTCAGGGTAAATTCACTCTGGATGTTGCGAATATCAGTATTACTGAGGTGACTTAATGAATAACGACATAATTAATCGCTATGCGTTAATGCTCATCAAACAATACTGGGAAAAGCCAAAGGCAAGATCTGAAATAGAAGCCATGATAAAACAGTGGCAGATAATTTCTGATTTTATTCGAAACCCTGATAATTTCGATATTGAACGCGTGACGGGGTATCGCCTTGATGTTATGGGGCGCATCGTCGGATTGCCACGAAGCGTGCCGGCAGTGATTGCTAAGATATTTTTTGGATTTGAAGGTCACACTAATTCAGTGGGGTTTGGCAGAAAGTCAAACTCCGGAGTTATTGGTGCTCCATTCTTCAGTAAGTTCTCTCCAGCTTACGGCGATTACCAGTTGGGTGATAATGAGTACCGTAAATTTCTGAAAGTAAAAATAGCAAAGAATGCGGCATCGGCGACCATTTCATCTGATGATAGGGTAAGTTTACAGGAAGTTATTCAGGCTGCTTTCAATGGAGAGGCTTACGTAACCGACAGAAAGGATATGACGCTCGCGTTAAATATATCACCTAAAGTCTCTCAAGATGAACTGCGTCTTATCGTTAAACTCGGACTGCTGCCTAAGCCTGCTGGGGTCCGTTACAATTATTATTATCAGGTTACCCCTGGGATGACTTTCGGCTTTTCAAGGAACCCCGCAGCCAGGGGATTTACCAGTAAATTCAACGCCGCCTACCAAGGCGGTTTTTTTTCGAGGAAAATTCATGTCTAAGATTGAGAGATATACAGGTAATTTACGCGCGTTTGGTTCTAATGCGCAGGGTTTGGAAAGGACGCTATTCGGTGAGACAACGCAGGCAGATGATCTTACCTCGCAGGTCACAAATTCATTTCTTCGCGGCTGGGGAATAGTTGGGCCATCTGAAAACCCATCAATGGAGGATTTCAATGCTGCAATGTATACGATGAGCCAGTTCATCGCTTATCTGCATCAGATGGGAATTCCTGAATGGGATGCTCTTCAGGAGTATTATTCTGGTTCGATCTGTGTTCGTGCGGGTGAAACATACTCATCCCTAGTTAATGGAAACGTCGGAAGCGCTCCACCATCGGTGAAATGGACCCCGGTATTAACAACTAAAAATGGCCTCGAAAACCTTGGATTAAGTGATGTGGCCCACCTACCTCAATTAACTGGGGTTGTTGGCACATCACGCAATGCAAAAATGAGTGTTACAACAGCCTCGGCAACGGCCACTTTCACCGCTGATGAATTGATCGTGCAAGCTGCGCTGGGAGGGCGGCAGTACAAGCTGAGCAGCTTCAGTAAGACAATTAACCTTGCCACTACTGGCGCGGGTGGCATGGATACAGGCACTGTTCCAGCGACGGGCTATGTTGCTCTATATGCGATTTATAATCCCACCTCTGGAGCGTCTGCGCTACTGGCTGTGAATGCTACATCAGCGAGAGCGCCAGAAGTGTATGGTGGCTCTAATATGCCATCAGGTTATACAGCATCAGCACTTGTGAGTGTGTGGCGGGTGGCATCGAGCCAGTTTGTAATTGGTTTTCAGAGAGGGCGTCACATATCGATACCCTTATCGCAAGTGTATGCCACTGCAACCGGCGTAACTTCCATCGGCGGGGTGTCTTTTGCTCCTATGGTTCCGATTAACGCAGTATCGATCAGTGCTTACCTGACACTTTATCAAACAACAACATCAGTGGGTGTTGAACTGAGTCTTTATTCTTCTCTTTCGGGGATTGGGCAGCTTCGTGCAAACGCATCAGTAAGTGGTGCTACGTCAGTATCTATTGCAAACGGAGTACTTGAGGTTGTTGATGCTCAGGCGCTCTACTTCAATATGGCGTCCACCGCTTCAGGTTCATATGCCATATCTGCAACTGGCTACTCGATTTAATTAAGGAATAATAATGTCGATAATCATTCAATTTTCAGATGAAACTGAGGTCGTAATAATTAGCTGGTTTGGTGCTATGCCGCCATTCCCTGAGCGGTTTCCAAACATTGGCGAAGTAGAAGCCGATGACCCACGATGGAAAGTTTTTTATGACATGATGAGTCCATATGCTCCTGGGATGCCAGAGCCGACAAGTCCGACAGTGATAATTACCGAAGATCCGAAATGA